GTACAAGGTCGGGCTGATGCTGTGCGACCCGCCGTACTGGGCCGACGAGATCGACGAATGGGCGGCCCAGTACGGCGAGGAACGAGTGCTCAAGCTCGACACCAACCAGCCGCGCCGGTTCGCGCCCATCACGAACCGCTGGTTGACCGCGATCCGCGAAGGCGCCCATACCCACGACGGCGACGAGGCGACCACCCGCCACGTCTACGCCACCCATCTCCGCAAGGTCCGGCTCGGCGATCTCGAAGACGACGGCCGGACGATGTACGTACTGGTGAAGGGCGAGGGTCGAGGATGGATCGATGGAGCCCTGGCGGACGCACTGGCCTACGAAGCCGCGATGACGATGCCGCCCCCCGAGGCGAAGAAGGGCGGCTGGGCGTTCGCAGCCTGACCGAATGCGACTGTCCCGAACCCCTGCTCGATAGCGACGTGGGCCTCTTCGACACTGACGACGATTGGTGCTTCCGCTGTAGGCGCCCGCTCAAGGACGACTGATGACCTTCGACGGACTGCCCGCATACCGGGACATGAGTGCCCAGTGGTTCGCCTTCATGGGCATCGACCGCGACTCGCCCTCGACGTACCGGACCGCGACCGACTTCGCAAAGGCGCCGGCCGACGAGGCATGGGTGTACTCGTGCGTCCGGCGGCTCAGTCAAGCCGCGCAGGGCACACCGCTCAAGGTTTACGTCAAGGCCGGCAAGGAGCTGATCCCCGCCACCGACGAGCCGTCGCCAGAGGGCGATGACCTCCAGTACCTGCTCGACTACGCCAATCCGGTGGACATGACCGGAGCCGACCTCAAGGCGTACACGACCGCGTCGATGACGGTCTGGGGCGAGTGCTTCTACCGCAAGGTGCGGGGACGGCTCGGCGGCTCGCCGCAGGAGCTGTACTGGCTGCGGGCGCCCGACGTCGATGTCAAGAGCGGCAACGGCCGCATGGTCAACGCCTACGAGCATCAGGTGGCTGGCTCGGCCAAGGAGGTCTACCAGCCGCGCGACGTCATCCACTTCAAGCGGCCGAACCTGCAGAACCCGTCGCGCGGTCTCTCGCCGCTGTCGTCCATCGGTTCGCAGATCAGCACCAACAAGGCGTGGGCCGACCGGACCAACGCCTTCGTCTACAACGACAGCATCCCGCCCGGCTACTGGCAGATCCCCAAGGACGCCGAGTTCGCCAAGCAGGACGAGAACCTCGTCCGGCGGACGCTTCGGGCGCTCCGCGGCCCGCGCCAGAAGGGCAAGGTCCCGGTCATGCCGGCGGGCCTTGAGTTCAAGGGCATCTCGCTCACCCCGCAGGCTTCTGAGATGCTGGCGACGGGCAAGGTCAGCCGGATGGCCATCTGCGCCGCGACCGGCGTGCCGCTGGTGCTCGCTGGGGACGACGACAAGAACACCGTCTACGGCAACCTGCGCGAGGCCGAGCGGCTCTTCTGGCGCGGGACGGTCATCCCGGACCTCGACGCCTACGCCGACACCCTGAACAACTGGCTGGTCCCCGACTTCGATCCGACCCGCCGCCGGCTCGTCGTGGCGTTCGACTACTCCGAGATCGAGGCGCTGCGCCCGGCCTGGGATGTCGAGTGGAACGCATGGCTCGCGGGTATCTACAGCCAGGCCGTGGTGCCCAACGAGTTCCGCCGCCACTTCCGGCTCGGGAAGGACGTCCCGTGGGGCGACCGGCCCATCCCGCGCACCGCGGTCGCCATCCGCCCCGACCCGGCGTCGCTCGACGCCAGCAGCCTGCCGGCGTTGGAACCCAACCTAGATGCCGGTCTCGCGCCCATCGAGGGTGCGACCGGCGAGCAGTACGGCGACAGCACCGCCGTTCCCGATTCGCTCCGGGCGTGGGGCAAGTCGCTCTATCGCCACCCCGCCGTGAAGGCGTGGGTCGCCGAACCCTACGTCCCGCTGGACACGGACGCGCTCTTCGCGGGTCGGTCCATCCCGACCGATACAAGGCTCGCCATCGAAGCCGGTTTGCGCCGGCGTGACTCGGCCGCAGCGATCGCGGCGCGCATCGAGGTACCAGCATGAAGCCGAAAGCCAAGGAACCGACACCCGAGGCCCCGGCTCCGGAGTCTTCTGATTCCCCGCCCATCGCCGCTGTCCGGACACTCTCGGAAGACGACGACTATCGGGTCATCGAGGGCCTGCTGTCCTTCAGCGGTCACAACGCCGGGCGGGATTCGTACCAGACATTCTTCTCTGCCCGCACGGATTGGGCGCTCGACCTCCATCCGGCTGGCATCCCGATCCTCTACAACCACGGCTTCGAGTCCGACTTCGGTCTCTCTCCGGTCGGTAGGAGTGGGCCGCCGGCCTCGTTCCGGATGGACGCCGACGGGTTGTGGGTGCAGGGGCAGATCGACAAGCGGCACCTCTACTACGAGACGCGGATCAAGCCCCTGCTCGATCAGAATGCGCTCGGCATCTCGCAGGGCTCGGCTGAGCACTCGGTCCGCATCGACGAGCGGACTGGCGAGGTCAAGTTGTGGCCGCTTCACGAGCTCTCGTTGACGCCGACGAACTCCAACTGGTTCAACGTCGTCGCTGCTCGCTCGGACGAGATCAAGAGGACGCTCCGCATCGTCGCGGAGGCCGTTCGCAAGGATGCCGACCCCGACGCGACCGTCCCGGCCACTCGTGCCTACTCCGAGGCCGCCAGTGATGCTGCGATGGGCGCAGGTGCCCTCGGCACGCTGCTCTATCTCCTCTCGGCCGAGGCGGACGAACCCGACCAGGTGGTGATGATCCAGACCTCCATCGATTCGCTGTCCGAGTGGATCACGGCCGAGCGTGCCGAGGTCGGGACGCCCGACGACGAAGACGACTCGACGATGGGCATGGGCTACATGTCCGGCACCCGTGCCGGTGCCCGCAACAGCGCGGCCGACCAGACGCACATCGACTCGGCCCATGACCACATCGCGGCGCTCGGTCCCGCCGCCCACGCCAATGATCAGACCAACGACAGCGAAGACGCTGCCCGCTCCGGTGAACCGCTGCCCACGATCCGTGTCGTGGAACGCGCCGACCCTGACGCGCTGCGCGCCGAGCTGCTCGAAAGCGCCAGGAAGGCAGGAGAGGCCGCTGCGAAGCGACTGACCGGCTGACCGTCACCTCCATCCCCATCCCCGAACCCGGTCCCCGTGGCCGGGTTCTTTGATTCCAGGAGACATCCATGTCCGAGGCAGCCGCACAGAGCGGCACTGAGCTCACCCCCGACCAGCTCCTCGCCAACCCGACCGTCCGGGCGTTCATCGAGGAGAGCAACCGGCAGGCGGCCGATTCGGCCGTCCGCGCCCTCAACACCGTCGAGCCTGCCGCGCGCCCCGGTGGCGTCGTGGAAGTCCCGGCGTACAACCGCCAGCGCTACGGCCTGCCGCGCCTCGGCACGGCGATGCGGGCCACCTACGGCGGCGGCTTTCGCAAGTCGCAGGAGTTCGAGCGCGACTTCACCCAAGCCGCACGCGAGGTCTTCGGCTATGACAAGGCCGGAAACGACGGCGACGACGACAAGGACCCGTTCCTCGAAGGGCAGGGCGGCAAGGCCACCCGCTCCATGGTCTGGCCCAAGACCCGCGAAGAGATGATCGAGGTCCTCGACGCCATGGGTGAGAAGCCCGCGGCGCGCGAGGCGACCTACCTCGCCCGCATCGAATCCGGCGTCCGGGCCATGAGCGAGGCCACGGTCGGCGGCGGCGGCGCGCTCGTCCCCACCCAGTACATGCAGGACAAGTTCCAGTACGCGCTGGTCAGCATGACCGCCGTCCGGCGCTCCGGTGTCGAGTCGATGCCGGCCGCGTCGAACATCGTGGTCATGCCCCGTGAGTCCGTCCCGGCCGGTGGCTCGGTGGCCGCCGAAGCGGGCACCCTGACTCCGCAGGACGCGACCCTCGCCCAGCAAACCATCACCATCAAGAAGCAGTACGGCTACCGGCTGTATTCCAACGAGCTGCTCGCCGACGCCACCCCGGCTTGGAACGAGTTCCTCGCCAACACCCTCGTCCGCGACGTGGCACTCAAGCAGGACCAGCAGTTCCTCGAAGGTGTCGGGACCGGCAACGAGATCACCGGGCTCGTCGCCTACGCCGGCACCACCGCCGGCCCGGCGATGGGTGCCAACGGCGGCACCCCGACCATCGACAACGTCATCGACTCGACCTACCTCCTTCGGGCGGTGAACGTCGAGCCGGACATCGCCTACGGCGCCCCGCGCACGATGCAGACGCTGTCCAAGGTCAAGGACACGGCCGGTAACTACATCC